CCAAAGTAGGCGAAATGATAGACAAATATTATAAAAGAACGTAATTATGGAACCCAAAAACTTTATTTGCTTTAAATGCGAACACTACGACGACTTCGGCCCAGGCTGCAAGGCGTTTCCCGAAGGAATACCCGAAGAAATTACCGAAGGGACTAATAAACACGCGAAGCCTTTACCTGGTCAGGGTAACGACTTAGTGTTTAAACCCGCTTAAAATGGCCTTTAACATAAAGCATAAAATAAAAGAACTACAGCGTATAAAAAGCAACCTTCCCGCGCGGGTGGGTAATATTGCTAAGAACCATTTTTTAAAAGCTTTTCGAGATGAAGGCTTTACAGATTCCACGCTAAGCCCCTGGAAGAAAAGGACGACAAGGAACCGAAGCGACCGAAGGAACCCAGCGCGGCGGGCTTTGTTGGTCGATTCGGGCGCGCTTAGGCGGTCGATTCGCGTAGGTAGTGCAAAATTTAGCCGTATAGAGGTCGGGAGTTACGGAATTAAATACGCCGGTTATCATAACAGGGGCGAAGGTAGACAGCCACAAAGGAAGTTTATAGGTTCTTCGGCTGTTATGAATGAAGAAATAAGGCGTAAGATTCGCCAGGAATTTAAAAATATGCTAAAATGAGTATTAAAAAAACAGTTTACCAGGCAATTAGGGAAAAGATATTAGAAGAAACAGGGGTAAAAACTTCGCGCCTTTATAATTCACAATTTGACAATTTAGAGGAAGAAGCTACGTTTACTTTTCCCGCGGCGTTTATAGAATTCTCACAGTTAGACTATAGCAGTAACGCCGAAGGGACCCAGGAAGCGGCTACGCGAATAAGAATATATTTAGGCTATGATAGTTTAAAGACCGAAGACCTGGAAATTTTGGACCTACTAGAAGACGTACATAAGTCCTTACAGGGCTTCTCTAGTGCTAACGGTACTTCGCCCTTAAATAGAGTTTTTGAAGGACAAGATATTAACCACGGCACTATAGCTGTATGGGTAATAGATTACGAAACCAGGATTTTAGACAGTTCGGGACATAGGAACAACCGTTTAACCAGCGTTAACCTGGAAGCGATCGAAGTTATAGGGGAAAGCGAAAAGCCGCGTTTAAAGTACCTGTAAATTAGTTTATACAAAATAAATTTACTATATTAGCGGCTTAATTCTACAAAATGAAAACACTATTTACCTTTTTATTCCTGGCGGTTTTCGCTTTAGGACAAGCCCAAAAACACGCTAGAAAATACGACGCCTTTTATTTAAGCGCCACCCTAGACCCTAACCAATTAACCAACGTTATAGATAACCCCAGGATGGAAAACGACGTAAAGGGCCTTAACTATCGAATAGAAGCGGGCGCGATGGGTCCTTTATTTGAGGGCTACTTTTTCTTCGAAGACTTCCCGGTACAAAAATACTATACCGCTGGATTCGGATTTAACGCCCTTATAACGCCTACAGACAGAACCTTTATAAGCGCTGGCCTGAACTATGGCTTTACCGTTCGCGATTACTGGAAGCATAACGGGGCGGCTACAGGCGGCGGCGTACAGATAAAGCTAGGCTATCACTTAAATAAGGAATTCGCTTTAATAGCGGAAGGCGAAGCAAAACAGCGGCCCGACCTGGAAAACCTAGCCGGCGTTTTACAGTTTAAAGTGGGGCTTAGGTATTTATTTAATAAAAATGGAAGCCGCGAAGGGCGCCGCTTTAAATAAAAAAGCTATATTTGATTCTCTTTTATTTTTTTTGATTGTTTTTTAGGATTTTTGACAGGAAAACCCCACCGAAAGGCGGGGTTTTTTGCTTTTACAAAATTACTTATTTACTAGACCTTAGACAGCCCACCTTTTTTATAAAAGTCCTTAAGATATTTTTGGGCGCCCGCTTCTATTTCTATTTCCCGTTGGGTAGCGCTTTGAACTAAAGCTGGGGTAGTTCCTTTTTTAATTCCAAAGCCAGGGGAAACCGATATAGCCTTAGCCGCTTCGTCGTTATTGCGTTCTATGTTAAAGCCGCCGGGGTTCCATTTTACGGCCATAATTAAGCGGCTCCCTATAGAGAACGACTCACAAACAAAGCGCCCGTCGTTTTCCGCTTTAGCTACGTTGCGGACTAGCTTAATTTTGCCCGCCTTTAAATCTTCCAGTTTAAAGCCGTTACGCTCTATTTCTACTTTTAATTGGGCTTCGATAGTTCTAACTGTATTCTTTACGAATTCAATTGCTAGCGTTTCGGTGGTATTGTTTACTTCTTCTTTTTTACTCATTTTTTACGTTTTTACTAAAGTCCTTCCATATAGTAGATTCGCTTAAAAAGAGTTCGCGCGCTAATCTACTAGCACACATAACAGCTTCTTCGCTCTTATGCCTTTTATTCATTTGGTTTTGAATAAACGCCGCGCGCTTACGTAAGGTAACTTCGTTCTTTTTCATTTTTCTACTGTAAAGACAAAATAAACCCTTTTAATTCGGTTAAACAAGCGCCCACAAAGTTTTAATTTCGTTACAATGAAAGCAAACTTTAATTATATACATAATTTCCAAGATTCCGACAAAACGGCCGAAATGTTTATTTATGACGAAATAGGCCCAGGAAAAGTAGACGGCGTACAGTTCGCCTACGAAATGAGGTATTTAATTGAAGTCGAAAAAGTGGACTTAATTAAGGTTCGTATTAATTCGCCAGGCGGGGACGTAATGCAAGGGCTAACCATAGCCAGCAATATTTTAAACGCTAATTCGGGCGGTAAAGTAGCTGTAGATACTTATAATGACGGCGTAGCGGCTTCCGCGGCTGGGTTTATATTCCTTTGTGGTCGTAATTGCTTCGCTAAGGATTATTCGCGTATAATGGTACACGGGGTAAGCGCTAAGGTCGAAAACGAAGACGACCAAAACGCGGTTAACAACTTCAAACAAATGATTACTAAGGTAATATCTAATAGAACGGGAATAGACCCTGGTTTTATAGATAACCTTATGAGTAATAAAAAAGATAACTGGTATAATACCGAAGAAGCAATAAAAACAGGCTTTTTAAAGTCCGAAAATATAGAAAATACAGGTATAAACTTAGGTTTATCTCACGACTTAGACCGTAAGGCTTTCGCGGTTGCAAATAAAGCGAAGCAATTTTTAAACGAAGTAAAACCTAAACATTTGACTATGAAAAACGTTATAGCAAAACTAGGATTACAGGAAGCCGCCAGCGAAGAAGCTACGCTAACGGCTGTTTCCAATGTAATTAAAGAACGCGATGAAGCCAAAACGGCTTTAACAGACGCGCAAAACAAAGCCGAAACGCTAACTACAGCAAACGCGGAACTATTAACCCAGCTACAGGCTGTAAACAAGTCTTCGGCTCTTAATGCTGTAGATAATGCCATTAAAGAAGGCAAATTTGCACCGAAAGACGAAGCGGCTAAGGCGGCTTTAATCTTACAGGCCGAAAACAACTTAGAAGGTTTTAACGCTATGATAGGTATGATGCCAACAAAAGCGGCCAATATTCTAAGCGTTATTAACCAGGAAGGCGAAGCCGACGGGTCGGCACTTACAAAGGTGGCGAATAGAGGTTTACGCCAGCTAGAAAAGGACGAACCTACCCTAGTTTCTGAAATACGAAACAACTTTAAGGCCGAATATATCAAAATGTATAACGCGGCTTATAACACTAACAAAACGGAAGCGGAATTATACAACTAATTCGCCAAAGTGTAATTTTTAAATAGTACAGAAATGAAAAATAAAATTTCAATTTTTAAAGTCTTAGTTAACGTAATGTTGGCTTTACTAGTAGGCTTCGCGGTTGCTTCCTTCGGAAGCGGCGAACTATCTACCACCTTAACCGTTGCTGCGGTTGTTTTTGTCTTAGGAACTGGAAGCCAGATTATTTTCGGCGCTTCTATGGAAAAGGGCGCTTTATACATGGCCTTACAAACGGAAGTTTGGGTAACGGATATAATGGAAACGCTTTTTTACGAAAACGAGTTTTTGAATTTAGCCGTGGACCACAGCGCCTACGTAGTCAATAAAGTAGTTCACGTTCCACAGGCGGGCGGAAAACCAAACGTAGTTAAAAATAGGACCGAAGACGTAGCAGACTTAAACAAACGAACTGACACGGAATTAATTTACTCTTTAGATAACTATACTACAGATCCTTTTTTAGTTAAAGATGTGGAAGACTTACAAACTAGCTACGCAAAGCGTCAATCAGTAATGGGCCAGCATATCGCTACAATTGGCGACGTTATAGCAGTGGAAACGCTGCAAAAATGGGCGGTGAACGGTTCCGTTTCCCACGTACTAAGGACTACAGGCGCGGCGGAAGCTATGTTGCCTAATTCTACAGCATCGGGGACGCGTAACCTTTTAACCTTCCCTGACATTGCGCGCGCTGCGGCACGTATGGACCTAGATAAAGTCCCGAAAGCTGGACGCTTTGGAGTTATTCCGACGGCTATGTTTTACGGCCTTTTTCAGGATAAAGAATTAGTTAACCAACAGGCTAACGTGGGCGTAGATATGCTTACGTTAGGAGTAGTGGCGAAGCTGTTTAACTTTAACCTAATCACACGCGGCGAAGTAGTACGATATACCAGCGCGGAATCTAACAACATAAGAACGCAAAGCGCGGCGAACGCTGCCACGGATTGCGCTGGTGCTGTTTTTTACAGTCGCTTTATGGTAAGCCAGGCTTTAGGGGAGATTAAAATGTACTATAACCCAGGGGAAGCCCGAAGCTATGGGGATATTATGAGTGGAGAAGTGAACCACGCGGCGAACTTCTTAAGAACTGAAAACGTTGGGCGCGTTTCAATAGCGCAAGGCTACAACGCATAACAAAACGCATATTTACTAATACAAAGCCCTTCCCTGGTTTAGATAGGGAAGGGCTTTTTTAATACTCATAAGATGAACGATATTATTTTTAATAGAGGTCGTGGCGGCTTAGGCCGCGCGCTACCAGGTAAAGACCACGTAAGCGGGATAATTTTAGAAGCTATCGGGGCTAATATACCCGTGCCACTACAAGGCGCCGCAAATTACCAGGTTATTTTTAGCTTACAAGACGCCGAAGACTTAGGTATAGAGTACAGCGAAGCCGGTAATAAGCTGGAAATTGATAGTTTACGCTATACTTTGGAACGTATTTACGACGCAAACCCTAAAGCGGAAGTACATTTATTTGTCGCAAACGTAACGAATGAAGAAACAGCCGTAAGCGGTCTTTTAACGCTGCAAAACAAAGCCCAGGGGGAAATACGCCAGGCGATAGTATTAACGCCAGCTACAGACTTCGCGGCGGGAAATATTGCACCCTTACAAGCTTCGGCCGACATGCTAGAAGCGGAACACAAGCCCTTAAGTATTATTTACGCCGCTAACTTTGTAGGGGTCCTGGAAGCTGAAATAGTAGACCTT